AAGGAGAATGTAATCACATCATCTCCTTGACCAAGACCTCCAATTCCCAAGTCAACAGGTTGTGCTGCTTGAGTAGTATAAGGAGAGTCATACATTTCCATCACACGATCAAGACCATCCAACTTAAATGAGAGGTTTTGCTTTTTGGGAAGTTGGCGTTCGATTGCTTTCACACCTTGATAGTGACGCCAGATCTCCATCTGAAGACCAGGATCAACATCGTTTTCCATAGCGTCTTTGACGCATTCTTCGAGTGCTTTGATTGCTTTTTGATAAGATGTCATGGTTTTACTGAGTCGCGAATGTAACATGGGACACCTGCAGGATCTAACCATTTGGTGTATTCAAAATCTTCCATAGCAAGACTGATTTGCATACCATTGTCACAGAGATACATGTCTTTGTAACGTCTGGTCCACTCATCAAACTTCTGGATTCGATAGTCGGGGAACCCGTTTTCGAGATCCCCAACAGAGACATATCGATAGGGAGTGCGCTCTAGGAGCACTTTCACGTTAGACATAATGTAGTGTTAGGTCGGTTTCAAGTTTGGTTAAAAGGATATCATAATCCTCATCTACATCACCATAAAAATCAACACCTTTCTCCTCATAATGTTTCACAACTTTATTATAAAGGTTAGGATACTCGATGTCAAGTGTCACTCTTCTGTCAACTGCATCCCAAAGGATGTCAATGGCAGTAGAGAATTTTTGTGTTGTAGTCATAGACTTTACCTCTATCGGACCAGTTTGCCCCGAAGGGCAACGAGTCAGGCAGGAATCGAACCTGCGACCAACGCATTAGAAGTGCGTGGCTCTATCCGCTGAGCTACTGACCCAAACGGTAGTCTGGTCTTCTTCCATTTCAGCAAATCGATGCAACTGATCAACAAATAAGTCAAACAGTGTGTCATCAATACTCAATTCATTTTCATAGAACTCTGTGCTCATTGGAAAACTCCCTTGACTACCCTATAATTATAGCAGACGACTCAGCGAGCGTCAAGCGTCAGGTGTGCCAGTTTTGAAATAGTCTTTACGCATGTACCGACCAAGGATGTTTGAGTTGTAAAACGCTGGTGTGCCATCGTCAAATGCCTCCGTAAGTACATTATTGAGAAATAATTGTCGGGTCTCTTCAAAATTTGTGAGTCCCTTGGTGTTATGTAGGCTGATTATATCCCGCTTATAGGCAAGATTCCCGAACCGCTTGCGCTCTTCAGATAATTCAGCACTGCTTCCGTAGTAACGTTTCCAGTCACTTTCAGACTTAACTCTCCTACCTCCACTTCTAGGCTTTCGTAATTGGTGGAAGTATTTTCTACCGATGTATCTTTTGCCAGTAAGGCTATTTGTAATACAATAGACAAACCCATAATAATTGTCAATGTCTTTAGATAGAAAAGGTTGTCCATCATAAATCCAGGGGTTTTCATACTCAGTTTCATTTTCATTAGTCGGTTTCTCCGTCGTCATCGTATGTGTATACTCGTCTCACATTCTCTCTATCTAGGTAAGATTCTGTGTCCGAATATACTTCTGCCTTGAGCTCTTGGAGAGCAATCTCAAGATCGTGAATCAGAACTTTTAAATGGTTTTTATTCATAACCCTCCACAGTGTTAGTCTATTGTCAATAACGATATTCGTCAAGTATGTCTAGTATTTTATTAAGCTCGTGGTTAGCACCTTGCTGCCAGTCTCTTGTTTTATCAGGATATGCATGAATTAATTCGTGCTTAAGCTCTAAAATCTTACACTTCAATTCATTTTTGGTTATAGAATTACGAGGCATTACAATTTCTCCTGTAGGGATTTCCAATCTGCATCAAACTTTGCTAGTCCAGCATCGGTTAATACATGATCATACATCCGTTGGAAGATATCGTATGGCATTGTGCAGACATCAGCACCAACTTTAAAGCATTGAGGCACTTGACGAGTCTCACGAATAGAAGCAGCAAGCACTTCTGTTTTCATATTGTGAGTTGCAAAGAGATCTGCAATCTCCTCAATCAAACTAATACCATCCCAATACTGATCATTGAGTCTGCCCACAAATGGAGACACGTAAGATGCCCCCGCCTTCGCCGCTAGGATTGCTTGTCCCGCTGAGAAGACCAGAGTGACGTTAACCTTCATCTCTTCGTCTGAGAGCGCCTTACACGCTTTCAAACCCTCTCTCGTGCATGGCACTTTGATTGTGATGTTTGGACTGATGGCCATATAGTCCTCTGCCATCGCCAGCATCTCCTCAGCAGTCTCTCCAACCACTTCAGCCGAGACAGATGCAGTCCAAGGAAATATTGCCGAGATCTCTTTTATAACGCTTACTGGGTCTTCTCCTGCTGCTTTCATTAGACTAGGATTTGTTGTAACTCCATCAATCAATCCCGTAGCGTAAGCATGAGAAATGAGGTCTGGATCAGAACAGTCCAGAAAAATTTTCATAACTCTCCCTTATATTTGTCAGTATTTAGGATAGCACTTTCAATAAAAAAAGCACCCTAGGGGGTGCTTGATGTGTATTTCAACACACTACTTATGATATATCTTATTACCAATTACCAAGGCATCTAGGTCGGAAAATTCTAACAACTCAAAAGCATTTGAAAAATATCCTGCTATAGGTTTACCGTTATTATTCAAGGATGTATTTAATAATAGTGGCACACCAGTTTTATCTTTAAATCTTTTTAACAATTCATAGTATCCACCTACAGATTCATTCACAGTTTGTGCCCTGCAAGTACCGTCTATGTGTGTAATAGATCTAAATGTATCAGGATCTAAAGTTTTCATTGTATACAACATATACTCAGATGGTCCACTCCAAGAAAAATAATCAGAGATATCTTCTTCTAGGATAGATGCTCCAAAAGGTCTATACTCTTCCCTGTGTTTTACTTTCTGATTAATTATATCTTTACCATTAGGAATAGTTGGATCCATAAGAATACTACGATGACCCAATGCTCGTGGACCAATTTCACCATGCCCTTGATACCACCCAACAATTTTACCTTGTGCTAACATCTCAGAAGTTTTTTCAATTGTAGTTTCTGTTGGTCCTTCTGTAGGTGCTTCATCATCTTGCCAGAATGGGAATCCACTATTATCAAATTCTTCAGTATCAAAATATTTTCTTAAAAATTCTACTATACCAAGACTCAACCCACAATCAGAAGCATGTGGTGGCACTATTAAATTAGGCACACTTCCCTTAATTTTTGTATTGATTAAAATATTTTGAGCAATACCACCAGTAAAAGAAACACTTTTTGATCTTGTTTCTCTTGTTATATCAGAAAAATAATTGGCAAATATATTTTCAGTAGCAGTATGAAACAATCTCAACAAATTTAATTGCTCTTCTCTAGACTCTTCCCAGAATTTATCATAAGACCATACATGTTTGAGATCAAAGATATCAAATTTTGAATACTTAGATAGTATTCTAGGATCATACTTGCCATAGGATTGAAGACCCATCATTTTTCCAGATCGATCTTCAATGTGTCCTTTGATATCAAACATGTGTGCAAACATATCACTGCCTATGATGCACCCAAAACTAGGACATTCGGGTTTTTGATATTTTTGAATTAGTGCATTGTCTTTAAAAATAGAATGAGTAGTTTCATCATCTCCCCAACCATCGAAAACAAGATCTAAATCTGCCTTTCCGATAGGCCAAATACTAAGGGCATGTGCTAGATGATGATCAACTCTAAAGACAGGACAATTAAATCCAAGAATTTTGAATGCTTCGATGTCTAGAGTTTCATATGGAATGGTGTCATCTGTTTTTAAGTTAGGATGAAAATCACAATCGATAACCATTCCAATAGCATCTACTTCAGAAGGATTGATATTCCATTTTTTTATTATCCTATACCAAGAAGTTAAGTCATCAAATGCATGATGTTTAATTTGATAATTTCTTTCTGTGCAGCAATATTTTACTTCTCTTCCATCGGTGTATGTGATGTTACTGTCATGCTGACACAATCTAAGACCAATGAATTTCATTATAAAGACTCAACTATATTATCTATTGTAGCATAAAAAAGGAGGTCCTATGACCTCCCAATTTACAAGTGTATCACTTCTTGTAAGTGCGACCGCGATAGCAGAATGTGCCATGGACTGAATCGCCTGAATGATCACACGTATACTTAACACCACGATAGGTGGTCATAAGAATTTGTGCATCATGCAAACGAGCAGCTTTCTCGATCTTGTTCTTGATGATAGTAAGTGTATTCATGTTGTTACTCCTGAAAGTAGAGGTGGTTAAACCCCGTTCCTTCAGTCGTTTGCGTCCCAAGGGTAGCAATCAGGGGTTGATTCCTTCATGACCTCAATCAATTCCACCTTATATTCGGGGGGAATATTCTCGTTTGTCCTCATCCGAAGCATAACTGCATCAGCTTGAGCACATGTGAGCGATGAATAGAATAGAAATTCTAGCATGAGATGAACGGCTCCGTTCCGCGACTTACTTGCGTCCCACCCTAGAGCGGGATGAACGTATGGTTAGTATAGCACTAACAGTATTATTTATCAAGTCTTTTAAGATATCTATCAGATTCTACATCAGTAATCAAGGTCATACCAGATTCAATAAAGTCTTGACCCTTGTCAACACTATGCCTGGTGTTACGCTCCTCTTCCTGCTGTCGTTGCTTTCCCTTTTCATTGTCCCACATAGTTTCAGCAAGAGGATTTCCCTCTTGCCCTGCTTCAGTTAACAATTCATCATAAAGAGAATCCAGCGAAGGTGTTTTCTGTGATGTCTTGTTTGATTCCGCCGACGACATAGCTTTCAATCTCCGTTTCTTGGGGTGCATTTTGCTGACCTTTACTATTTAACCAGTGCTCGGTCCAAGGCAATGGGTTATTCTTAGCAGGGATATCATAGATAGAATCCAAACCAATCGCTTTCATACGACGATTAGCAATCCACTCAACGTAATTATTAAGAAGACGATCGTTAAGACCGATCATAGATCCATTCTTAAACAGATACTCTGCCCAAGATTTTTCTTCATTGACAGTGCGTTTAAACATATCAATAACATAATCTTTCTCTTCAGATGCAATCATTTTCATCTCAGGATCATCACCCTGCTTCCATTTGTTTAGGATGTTTTGGGTGATAACAAGATGCTGATTTTCATCTCTAGCAATAAGAGATAGAATTTTAGCAGATCCTTCCATGAGTTTATTCTCACCGAAGGCAAAAGAGCAGGCAAAGGAAACATAGAATCGGATTCCTTCAAGGATGTTGACATTGGCAACTGCTCTATAGAGTTTTCTCTTGAGTTCTGTGCGCTCAATCTTGCCTGAGATATGTCCATCTCTTGCAAGCTCCCACATCATACCATTATCATATTGATGTGCTTCAGAAATAAACTCATCATAGGATTGTGTTACAGAAGCAGCTCGCTCCATTACTTTCTCATCATCTAAGATAGTATCAAATACCTCTGAAGGATCTGAATATACATTCTTGATAATGTATGTGTAAGAGCGACTATGAATCATCTCCATAAACTGCCACACATTCATACATGCTTCTAACTCGGGTAGTGAGCAATAAGGAGTAAAAGCCATACCAGGACCACGCCCTTGTACAGAATCCAGCATGATCTGGTATTTAAGATTGCTGGTAAAAATGTGCTTCTGTTGCGCTGTAAGCTTCTGGTAGTCGGCACGATCCTTCTGAAGGGATACTTCTTCAGGTCTCCAAAAATACCCGAGTTGCTGTTGCGTAAGTTTGTCAAAAACTGGATACTTGTATGAATCATATCTCTGGACTCCCAGAGGTTGACCAAAAAACATAGGTTGTTTCTTGGTGTCTACTTTTTGTTTGTTGAATACTGTCATTCCATTTACTTCTTTAGACTTTGCAACTGTCACAGTCGTCTTCCTCCGATTGTAGTATGTCTTCTATAAGTTTGTCAACATCACTTGGATCTTCAATAGGAGCATCCTTCTTAGCATCATATGTATTCTGATAATAAGATGTCTTCCAACCATACTTGTATGTGGTTAGAAGATCTTGCGCCATCACAGATACAGGGATCTCATTATCAGTATAATTTTCTGGATTGTAACTCCAGTTACCACTGATTGCCTGATCAAAGAATTTCTGCATTACAGCAGTAACTTTGATATATCCATCGTTAGAAGGCATATCCCATAAGAGAGTATATGCATTCTTTAGCGTGGTATACTGTGGAACAATCTGCTTAAGAGGTCCCTTCTTTGATTTTTTAATGGACAAGTAGTCTCTAGGTGGCTCGATTCCATTGGTTGCATTTGACACAACGGAACTAGATTCCGATGGCATTTGTGCGGACAGTGTTGAGTGCCTAAGACCATGTTGTCTGATTCGCTCGCGAAGAAACTCCCAATCACACTGTAACTCATTTGGTACAATTTCATCGACTTCATTCTTATATGTATCGATTGGAAGAATTCCATCTGCATACTTTGTGCGATTAAAATATCCACACTTACCTTTCTCCATTGCCATATGATTTGATGCAGTCAAAAGACCATACTGAAAACGCTCAGTCAATTCATGGACAAGATTCCATGCCTTGGGAGAATCATAACGAGCATCATTCTTAGCAAGATAATGTGCCAATCCAATGAAACCAATACCAAGAGAGCGACGATTGACCGTAGACTTCTCTGCTGCCTTGACAGGATAGTCTTGATAATCAATCAGAGCATCTAGTCCACGCACCGCAAGGTCACACAAATCATCCAACTCATCAAGACTCTTTAGTTTACCTACGTTGATGGCAGAGAGAATGCATAGAGCAATCTCACCATATCCATCAATATGTTGAATAGGATCTGTAGGTAGAGTGATCTCCTGGCAGAGATTACTCATATTTACTTTATCTTTGAAGGATGAATGTGAGTTGCAGTGGTCGATATTCATAATATAAAGACGACCAGTCTCTGCTCTCTCCTTAAGAAGTGCAAGAATTAATTCTTGTGCCCCGATAGTCTTTCTTGGAATAGACTGATCTGATTCATAGTCCACATAGCGAGCGTCAAATGCATCAGTACCAAAAGCATCATAGAGACCTGGTACGTCATGCGGTGAGAAGAG